ACGGTGGTCACAAACACCCAGCAGGCCGCCTCGTCGCTGGTCAACCAGCAGGCCTCTTTCCAGGGCACCTTCGACGTGGTCAACCTCAGGCACGTCGGCCGCTACCGCAACCCCGGCGGCGACGCCTGGGTGACCGTCATCGAGGCCGTCCCGACACCCTCCGCGGCGCCGGCCAACTTCAACCCCAACGTCTTGTCGAACCTGCAGTGAGGCGGCCACGTGGATGCACAGAAAACGCCGATCGCCCGCACGCTGGAGGCCTTCGCGGAGCGCAAGGTGCGCAACGTCATGGCGCTGCTCGACGCCAAGGCGCTGCCGGCGTCCGTGGCGAAGGTGGTGAGCTCCGGGATCGTGGTGGTGCGGTTCGAGCTCACGAACATCCCCTACACGCTGCCCAACCTCACGGTGCCCATGCTGGGCGCCGAGTACACCAGGCTGCCGATCCAGCCGGGCTGCCTCGGCTGGGTGCAGCCCGCAAACGCCTTCATGGGGGCGATGAGCGGCCTCGGCGGCGGCACGGCCGACCTGACGCCGCCGGCGCCTTTGTCGGCGCTGGTGTGGTCGCCGGTGGGCAACGTCAACTGGTCCGCGACGGACAACCCAAACGCCTACGTGATCTATGGGCCGGACGGCGTGGTCGCGCGCACGTCGGACGGCACCAGCAAAGTGGTGATCAGCAGGACCGGGATAGACGTTTACCCGCCGGCGGGCGTGCGGTGCCGCGTTCACGGCGACCTTGAGGTGGACGGCGACTTGCTGTTGACCGGGGGCATCAAGGCGCCAGGCGGAGGCGTCTATCCCGGCGCCCTCTACACCAGCGGCCCCGTGGTGGCCGGCTACGGCACCGGGGACCAGGTCGGGCTACAGACGCACAACCATCCGTATGTTAAACCGGCGAGCGGCAGCACCGTCCCCGCCAACACGAACAAGCCAAACGCCAACACCTGACGACGGGAGGCACAGATTCGTACCTACGGCCGGGTCTACGTGCTCAACCCCGACGGCTCGCGGCAGAAGCCGCAGCCGGCCGGGTATCCGAGGTGGGAGCAGGTGTCGACCGACGCTAACGGGTTCAACGACGCCGTCTATCTCACCACGCTCTGCCAGGTGCTGTTGCTTGACCTCAACGAGTCGCCGTTCTACGCGCAGTACGGCATCCCGGACCAGCCGACGATCCTGCAGCAGGTGCAGCCCGACTTCTACATGACGCGCATCCAGCAGCAGTTCGCACCCTACTTCGCCTCGCTGATCCTGACCAAGCTCGGCGGCGACCCGCCCGCCTACAAGATCAACGTCGTCCAGAACAATGGCTCGGTGGCCGTGGTGCAGGTGCCGGAGTGAGCGCCAAGGTGGATGAGACGGAGCCGGCGGGAAAGCCATGAATAGCCGGGAGCTCGAAAGCGTCGTAAGAGAAGTGGTGGTGCCAGTGGCGGTCGCGGCGGTCGCGGCGGTCGGAATTATGGCGCTCGGGGCCCTGCTCTGGTGGCCGCTGTTCCTGGAGTCGTGGAGGTGGTGGTTTGGCAACTGACATCCCCGTCGTCGTCACCACTCAAGGCGCGCAGCCGACGCCGCCAGCCGCGCTGCTCGCCGCGCTGGTGCAGCTGGTCACCGCCACCAACCCCGGCTACACGGCCAACCTGCCGGGCTCGCTGGTCGAGGACATCTCCAGCACAGACGTCGGCGCCCTCACCATCATCGACAGCGCGCGGGTGGAGCTGCTCAACTCACTGTCGCCCTACGTCGCCAACAACTTCCTGATGTGGCAACTGGGCCAGGTCTACATCGGGCCCGGAGCGGCGCCGGCGGTGCCGACCAACACCTCGGTGTTCGTCACCTTCACCACGACTGACCCCAACACCGCCGCCCCGCTGCCTGGCTACCTGATCCCGCGCGGGTTCGTCGTCAGCGACGGCGTCTACCAGTACGTGGTGCAGGACGGCGGCGTCACGGACTCCAACGGCAACTCGCAGCCGCTGTTCTGCCAGGCCACCATACCTGGCTCGTGGTCCGTCGCGACGAGCTCGGTCAACCAGATCGTCACGTCGGTGCCGACCAACGTGGTGTCGATGGCGTGCCGGAACACGACCCCCGGCACGCCCGGCGGCCCGCAGGAGACGGCGGCGCAGTACCGCGCCCGCGTGCTGCAGGCCGGCCTCGCCATCAGCACCGGCACGCCGGCCCTGCTCAAGACGCTGCTGGCCCAGGTGCCCGGGGTGCAGCAGCGGCTTATCTCGGTGCTGCAGCAGCCCGGCGGCTTCTGGGAGGTGCTGTGCGGGGGCGGCGACCCCTACCTGACCGCCGGCGCCATCCTGGCGTCCGGCGTCAACGTGGCGGGTCTGGTCGGGTCCACGCTCGCCATCACCGCCATCACCAAGGCATCGAACGGGCAGATCACGACCGCGCTCAACCACGGCTATTCCCCTGGACAGGTCGCGCAGGCCGCCGACATCGTCGGCATGACCGCGCTCAACGGGGTGCCGTTCACCGTGGTGACGGTGGTGGACGAGAAGAACTTCACCATCAACATCGACACGACCGCCTACTCGCCCTACGTCAGCGGCGGCGTGCTGACGCCGAACCTGCGCAACGTGTCGGTTAGCCTCTACAACTACCCCGACATCTACACGTTTCCGTTCGTAAACCCGCCCCAGCAGACCGTCACCATGGCGGTCACGTGGCGCACCTCGTCCACCAACTTCGTGTCCTCGGCCGCGATCGCGCAAGCGGCGGCCCCGGCGCTGGCGGCCTACGTCAACAGCGTAGTGGCCGGACAGCCGATGAGCTTGCTGGTGCTCCAGCAGACGTTCCTCGTCGCGGTGTCCGACATCCTGGCGCCCGGCCTGTTCTCGAGCCTCGCGTTCGCGGTCTCCATCAACGGGGTCGCCACGGCGCCCACCGGCGACCTGTTCTTCGGCGACCCGGAGTCGTTCTTCGAGGCCACCGCAGGCGGGATCTCCGTGGTGCAGGTGTGAGGCGGCGACGATGACGACAACACCCGTCGTCCTGCTGCCCGCGCCGTCGCAGATACCGCTGCCACCCGGCGGCACGTTCACCCCGATCGGGACCATCCGCGGGCCGCTGACCATAGCCTACGGGCCGATCGCCGGCGGCGTCATCACCAACCCGTTGCTCGCCTCCGACCAGGGCATCGAGAACCCGGAGGTTCTGTACGTCAATTGCGTCGGCGCGGCCAACAGCGCCGAGGACATCACGACGATCCCGTTGCAGCCTGGGCAGAGCTTCAACATACCGCCCGGCCAGACGACGAACGTCAGCGTCAACGCGGCCACGCCAGGGCACCGATTCTCCGCTGTCATCTTCCAGGTGGGGCCACCTTACCCGCCGACGCCCACGCCGGGCGACTTCCCGCCGCCGGGGCCGACCACGGTGACGCAGATCATCCCGTCATACCTTTACGTCCAATACAATGACGACGACGACCTGCAGGCCTGGGTGGCGGCCTACAACAGCCTGGCGCAGGGCTACTGCGACTGGTTCACCAACGTGGCATTGCCGGTGTACACCGGGCCCATGATCGTCGGCCCGCTGCTGGATCTGGTCGCGCAGGGCATCTACGGCGTCGTGCGGCCGGCGCTGGCGTCCGGCCTCAACCGCGACCTCGGGCCCTTCAACACCTACGCCTACAACGTGCTGGAGTTCAACCAGCGCAAGCTGGTCGGGCCGACGAACGTCGCCGCTACCAGCGACGACGTCTTCAAGCGCATCATCACCTGGAACTTCTACAAGGGAGACGGCAACGTCTTTTCCGTCCCGTGGCTGAAGCGCCGCGTCATGCGTTTCCTGACCGGCGCCAACGGCACCGCGCCCAACATCGACAACAGCGACTTCGTCAGCGTCAGCTACGCGCCGCCCAACGCCATCTCGATCCGGATATCAGTGGGCACCCGCCGCATCCTGGGGGGCGCGCTGTTCAACCGATTCGGCTTCAACGAGTTTGACTACAACGGCCTGCGAACGCTCTACGTGCCGCCCGCCGGCGCGCCGTTCCCGCTGGCCCCGGTGTTCAAGGAGGCCATGGACGCCGGCGTGCTGCAGATGCCTTTCCAGTACAAGACGACCGTCATCGTCTAAACCATGTGCAAACGCTGCCCGCGGTGATAAAGGGGAGCTAGGCCGAGAGGGGATCACACCCGATGTCGATCTTCGTTTTTGCGAACAATGCCTCGAGCACCCTCGCGGCGCCGATCTCCAACACGGCCCTGTCGGTCTCTCTGGCCGCCGGCACCGGCTCGCTGTTCCCAAACCCCTCCGCGGGCCAGCAGTTCGCCCTAACCTTCAACGACGCCGCCACCGGGCTGCTGACGGAGATCGTCTACTGCACCGCGCGGTCCGGCGACGCGCTGACCATCGTGCGCGCCCAGGAGGGCACCGTCGCCCAGAACTGGCTGGCCGGCGACCTGGCGGCCAACCTGTTGACCATCGGCCAGATGCAGGCCATGCAGCAGACCGCGGCGCTGTTCCCGGCGCGGCAGGTCACCGCCTCTGGGGTGTTCGCCATGTCGTCGGCCGACGCCAACGGCGGCGTCGGGCTTAACCGGGTGACGTCGCCCGGGACTTCCAGCACCACGCTGCCAAATTCCCCGGGCCAATACTGGATCGAGGACCTCGCCAAGAATTTCAACGCCTATCCGGTGACGGTGGTCTACCCCGGCGGCACCAGCGGGCCCAACGGGGCCGCCCAGGAGGTGCTGAACGTAAACGGGCAGTGCGCCGCTTTTCGCCTGTACCCCGGCAACGCATGGAGCTTCAAGCCGTGAAGGCACGCATCGCAGTCCAAACCGTCGCCTCGGCGATCCGCCTCGCCGCGATCCTGATGCTGGCGCTGGCGTGGTCCGCGCCGGCGCGCGCTCAGTTTTCCGACCAGGTCACCTGGGGCGGCACCGCCGGCGGCTCGGCCAACGCGCAGACCGTCACCATCAACACCGCCTCCACCTACGCCGATCTGCTGGGCGTGGTGATCAAGTACACGGCCTCCGCCACCAACACCGGGGCGGCCACGCTTAACGTCAACTCGTTCGGCACCTCGCCGGCCATCAACAAGCTGACCGGCGCCGGCCTCGTCGCGTTGACCGGGGGCGAGATTGCGTCCGGCAACGCCGTGCTGCTTATGTACAACGGCACCGTGTTCGTGCTTGTCAGCCCGGCCTCCGACATCATCGGCGCAAGAATGCTCGGTTCGTCATCGCAGGGCATGAACGCGCCGATAAACCTGCAGCTAACTGCCGCCGCGTCCGGCGGCGCGCTGACCGTCAACGTGGTGACCGCCGCCGGGGCCACGCCGAGCCCATCCACCCCAATACCGGTCGTGTTCGGGGACTCTACAGTGACCGGCGGCGACCCCGTACTGGTGTCTCAGCAGGCCGCGCTTACCTTCACCATCTCGTCCGGCAGCACCATGGGCTGCACGTCCGCCGCGACGTGCCGGCTGTGGGTCGCCGCCATCAACAACGGCGGCACGCTGGCGCTGTGCGCCATCAACCTGCTCAGCGGCACCACGCTGGCCGCTCTCAGCGAGACCGCGCTCTGGACGTCGGGCAGCGGCACCGGCGGCGGAAACTCCGCGCAGACGCTCTACTGCGGGACCTCGGCGGTCACCAGCAAGACCATCCGCATCCTGGGCTACGTCGAGGCCACCGAGACCGGCGGCAGCTGGGCCAGCCCCACCGTCATCCGTCTGTTCGGGCCGGGCGTGCCGCGGCCCGGCACCGTTTTGCAGCGAAAGTACGCCGTGGCGGCGTCGCTCGCGATCACGCTGTCCAGCGTCTGCAACGTCGTCGGGTTCTCTGCCGGCGAGTCGCTGCTCGTCAGCAGCGGCACCGGCGCCGGCGTGACGCTGGTGAGGACCCTCGGCTCGACGGTGGTCGCAACCAAGGTGCTCAACAACAACGGCGGCGGGGCCACCGAGTTCGACATCAACTTCGTGTTCGGGCTGGACGCGCCCGGCACGACGTCGGCGCAGACCTATACCATCACCAACAGTGCCGGCACGCCCGCCGACCAGGCGGTCTACCTCGAAGAAATCATGGGCGCGCTGCCGGAGCCGGCCAACGACGACGGCGGCCCGCTGCGCATGGTCGGATGACCGGCTAGGGAGGGACCCCGGGCGATGGCTGTAACCCCAACCCCTGGCCTGACGGACACCGTCGGCACCGGCGGCACGCCTGTCGCCGCGGTGCCGGCCAACCCGAACGGCGGGTTCATCACCAACCCAGCCTCGGCGGCCGACCAGGGGCTCGTCACCGCGGAGGATCTGTTCGTGGACCCGGTGACAAACGCCGGCACCGCGGGCTTCGGCACCACGTTCCGCCTGGGCCCCGGGCAGACCTGGGACATTATTCCCGGGCAGACGACGCCGACGACCGTCAACGCCAACACCAGCGGCCACCGCTTCAGCGTGGTATATTACTGAGGGCACCGGCATGAGGAAGTTAATCGCGGCCGTCACCGTAGCGGCGCTCGCCGTCCTCGCCGCGCTTCCGGCGATCGCCCAGCCCGGCCCGATTCCCGGCGGCGGCGGTCCGGGCCCGGTGCCGGACCCGTGGCTTGTCTCCGGAAACACGCTGTCCCCGCAGGGCCTAAAGGTTCTGACGACAGCCCCTAATACCGGGTCTGCCGGCTTCAACCTGCCGGCCGGCACGGCGCCGGCGTCGCCGGTCAACGGCGACGTCTGGACCACCACTGCCGGCATCTTCGTGCGCGTCAACGGAGTCACGCTGCAGCTGGCCGCCTCGAGCTCCGCGACCTTTGCCGCCACCTCGCCCATCACCGTGTCCTTCGGCACCGGAACGGTCACCTACGCCTGCCCGACCTGCCTCACGCAGATGCCGGCGGCGCTGACCCAGACCAACGACACCAACGTCACCATCTCCCTGGGCGGCACCCCGTCCACCGCGCTGCTGCAGGCCGTCTCGCTGACGATGGGGTGGACCGGCACGCTCGCCGCGGGCCGGTTGAACTCCAACGTGGTGCAGGGAGTCACCAACGACACGAATATCCAGGGGTCGATCAGTGCGCAGAACCTCACCTTCTCGTGGGCGGGCACGCTCGCGGCGGGGAGGCTCAACTCCAACGTCGTCCAGGGCGTCACCAACGACACCAACGTCACCGGCTCCATCAGCGCACAGGTCCTCACGCTGGGGTGGACCGGGACCCTGGCGGCGGGCCGGTTGAACTCCAACGTGGTCCAGTCGTTCACGAACGACACGAACGTGACGGCCTCGATCAGCGCCCAGGTGGCGACCCTCGGGTGGACTGGCACGCTCGCCGTCTCGCGCGGCGGAATCGGCGTCGGCACCTTGGCGTCGAACGGCGTCCTCTACGGCAACGGCACCGGCGCGGTGCAGGCCCTGGCGGTCAACTCGACGGGAACCAACAAGTTCTTGACGCAGGTGTCGTCCGGGGCGCCGGCCTGGAACACCATCCAGGCGTCCGACCTGCCAAGCTCGTTCACCCTGCCCTGCACGGTGACGTCGTCCCCGCTGACGAAGTGCATAAACACGAGCCAAAACTCTCCGGGGGGCACCTACAGCGGCGCGACGAACCTCAACCAGATATTCATCACGGAGAACCTGACCGGCACCACGAACTTCCTGGACGGGCTCGCGATCTCACAGAACGCCTACGGCGGCGCGGGCGGCAGGCAGACGCTGCAGGTCCAACTCCAACTGACGGGGTGGCAGGCGACCGGCGGCAACGCGTTCGCCGTGGCGATCTCCCCCAACCTGACGGCATCGGCGAACGCCGGCGGCGGCAGCGGCACCGAAGCCGGAAACATCTTCGCGGTGGGGCCGACATGCCAGCTGCTCAGCGGGGCCACCTACTACGCCGAGATGACCTGCCAGGAGAACGACGTCGCCATTGCCACGGGCGCGAGCGCGAAGTACCTCTCGGCGCTCAAACTGACGCAGCTGGTGAACCACGCCGTCGCCGCCAGCTCGCAGGAGGGGGCGCTGGTCTTCACCAATCAGTCCGGCGCGATCGGCTGGAAGGTCCTGATCGGCGCAGGCGCCTTCGGCGCCGGCTACTCGCCCTTCGCGTCCAGCGGCGCCACCTACATCGGTTTGTTCGGCAACCCCGGCTTCAAGTACGGCGTCGACCTCACGGCGGCGGTGCCGACGAGCACTGACCTCTCGGCCGGTCTCGCCTTCCGCTCAGGCTACAACGGCACGCAGAACGCCGGCATCGACTTGTTCGGCAACGTCGTCGCCTCAACCATCACCGGGTCGGGATATGCAGGCAATACCA